GCCTTCGGCTTCACCGACGAAGCGCCCGAATACATCCTCTGCCACAGTGGCGACAGCATCATGGAGGGCAATTCCAAGACGGGCATCCGAAACATGCCTGTCCTGCTTGAGGAGCAACTCGGCAGGCCGCACATCACCTATAATCTTGGCATTGGCGGGATCGGGCTGGCCGCCAATTACAGCGATCGCGTCTCAAGGTTCGGCGACCTGTATAATCCCGCCATCCCGTGCGTGATGATCCAGCAGGCAGGGACCAACGATCCCATGACCAATGCAGGCGACGGGAACGCGCTCTACAACGATGTGGCCACGCCTTTCATCCAGTGGGCGCAAGGCATTGGCTGGAAAGTCATTCGCCCGACCATTCTGCCGCGAACAGACGTAAGCACGGCGCAGAGCGCCAATGCCGAAGAATTCAACGCCGCCGTAAGAGGCAATGCGGCGGGAGCTGACCGCGTTGTGGACCTTGACCAGAACCCTGTCGGGGCAGAGGCCAGCGCGACGTATTACGCCAACCAGAACGGCAACTTCATTCATCCGACCTCGATGGGCTACGCCGTTCTTGCAGGCCAGCCTAACGGATCGCAGCACACCTACTACGCGGCTTTGCGCGACGTTCTTCGCACGACTGCGCTGGGGGCCAGCTATGCGCCCTGACGAGACGGGCCGCGCAAACCTCTCTGCATGGCTGGCAACGGCATGATGAAGGAGCCGACACCATGCTGACGTTTCTGGCGACAGGCATAATCGCGGGCGCGCAAGAGCCTGTGCCGACACCTGTGCCGACGGGCATCCTTGCCACGTTCCGAATGCGCTACCCCGCTTTTGCAGCGGTTCCAGATGCGACCGTAACGCTATGGCTGGACGAGGGGACGCTCGAGACGGCGTCGTGGTCAGACGGCCTTCAGGGCCGCGGAACGATGCTCTACGCCGCGCACAAGCTGGCCGAGAGCGGACAGGGAAAGGGCGCAATCGCGTCCGGCATCACGAGCTTCAAATCGGGCACGTTCTCGGCAAGCCTGTCGGACGCCGCCGCCGCGCGCACCGGTCTGTCGGCCACGATCTACGGACGCGAATATCTCGATCTGGTCCGCCGCCAGTTCACCGGGCCGCGCCTCGCTTGGACGCCTCCGACCAGTGTTTGACGCCGCGTTCGCCTCGATCGCCGTGGGCTTTGCCGAGCGCTTCGGTGCGCCGTTCGTCGACGCCGTAGCATGGTGGCCGGGGACGCCGGTCAAGGATGCGGGCGGTTCGATCATTTCGCCCGGCACGCCAGTCCAGTATCCGTGCCGGGCACAATTCGACGCTCCCACGATTGCGATGCGGCAGGCCGAGGGCTTCACCGAGCAGGATGCGCGCATTCTCGTGCTCGGGTTTTCGGCCACGCTCGACGCCGATGCTGAGATCCGCGTCGCATCCGGCGATAATGCTGGCGAGTGGCGCTTGCTGACCGTGACGCGCGATCCTGCCGGTGTCGGGTACGAATGTCGGGCGCGGAGGCTGGCCTAATGCTTGCTCTTTGTCTTGAATCTGCTACAAAAAAGCAAGCCGAACGGGTGCTACCAACACCGCGCTCGGCTCTAACCAAACCGACAGCTGGAGTGTCGAATATGGCTGAGCAGCGTCTATGCTCTATCGAAGGTTGCGGCAAGAAGCTTCTGGCACGGGGGTGGTGCTCTAATCACTATGAAATGTGGAGGCGCACGGGGCGCACCGAAAAAACTCGAAAAGCGCGAGAATATTGTTCGGTCGAGGGTTGCTCAAATGGGTATCACGCCAACGGTTTTTGCCATAAACATAACTGGCGGTTCAAGACCCACGGCGACCCACATACACTTCTACCAAAGAAGTCTCTTCCAAAATATTGCAAGGTTGATGGTTGCGATGGGCAGCGCGCTGTTGGCCGGAAGGGCTACTGCAATTCTTGCTACATTATTCAATACCGAGGAGGTGACCCTTCCCAGAGAAAAAGGGCAAGGCAAGGCGCGCCTCGGACATGGCTGAAAGAGCATGTTGGCCATACTGGCGATGAATGCCTAATCTGGCCTTTCGCGAAGCATCCTCAAAAAGGAGAAGCGGTGATCCAAGATCGCCGCACTCGTCAGGCTGCGCGGCTGATGTGCATTTTGGCGCACGGAGAACCCCCAGAAGATGATAGCCAAGCCGCACACGAATGCGGCAAAGGTCATTTGGGATGTGTAAACCCAAGGCATTTGACTTGGAAAAGTCCGGCGGAAAATACGGCGGACCAGCTTAGGCATGGCACTAGGCCGCGAGGTGAAAAAAAGTCTAATTCAAAGCTGACGGAAGCTCAGGTTAAATTTATCCGATCTGTAGTGCCGAAATTTTCATTTGCGGAATTGGCGGAGGTTTTTGAAGTCCATGTACGCACCATAGCAGACGTTGCCGAAGGAAGGACATGGGCGTGGCTTTCAGAGGATTGAACAAGCATCTGCGCCGATTGAAGCGGCTCTCATCCGAGGCTGAGAAGGTGGCTGGCCAAATCGTGGAAGAGGGCGCCGGTATCATTCGGGCGGAAGCTTTCCGTATGGTCGGCACCGGCAGCGCGAGCGGGCAATCCGGCGGCAAGCACCAACACACACCGTCTCTTCCCGGCCAGCCCCCCAATCGCGAATTTGGCGACTTACAGGCGGGCTTCGAAGTGCGCCGCACTGGCAAGCTTTCCGCCGAGTTCCGTGCAGAGGCCCCGCACAGCGCACCTTTGGAATTCGGCACGAGCAAGATGGCCGCCCGGCCTTTCATGCGTCCCGCTCGCGATAAGAAGAAGAAGGAAGTGCGCGACCGCATGGTCAAGCAAATGAACACCCTCGTGAAAAGGAGCGGCTGAAATGGTCACCATCGAACTCAAGGAAGCGTGGACGTACCGCACCCCGCAAGTGACGATCCCGTACCCCTCGGGCAAGCACACCGTCTTCAAGTACGTTGCCGAGAAGGCCGTCGAGGAAGGCGCGATCGAACAATTCGAAGAGGAAGAAGCCGATGGCGACACCCACCAGTCTCCAGCGCCTCGCAAAGCGCGCTCTGCTGACAAGGGCAAAGGCTGACGCGGGGTTGACGGCCCTTGTTCCGGCCGCCTCTATCGCGCCAGACGGTACGCCGTCTTGGCCGTTCATCCTTATCGCAAGCCCGCGCACGCTGCGCCTTCGATCCGCCTGTGTCCGCGGAGCGACGGTATCGTTCGACGTTCACGCGTTCGCCGGGCCGCGGGAGAGCGGCGGCGCGGTAGTCGAGACCGGCGAGGACCATATCGCCCGCATCGGTTCCGCGATCGAGACCGTGTTCGCCGACAACCGCCTGGTGCTGACCGGCGGCGCGGTGTGCAAGATCGAATTCTCCGACATGCAGCTGCTACCCGACGACGAGCCCGACCACTGGCACTGGATTTCGCAACTCAATTGCCGAGTGCTCGCGGAATAGCTATGGTCCGCGCGTGGACGTTCACCCGCCCAACCCTGCGCTCGACATATTCCTGATCCTGCTGTCGGAGCTTCACCGATCGGGCGCACTCGATGATGAAGGCTTAGCGCGCGTGATGGAAAAGCTCGAGCTTGCCGAATACCACGACATTGCCGACCGGGTGGCCGCGCTTCCTCTCATGAACCTGCTGAGCGAAACTAAGCGGCGGTAAATCGGGCTGGCGAGCGGCCCTAGCGTCTCTGCGTGTAATTCAACGCGGAGAAGCCGAGTGAGTGTTCCGAACGAATCCGACTTTGCCCTCATCAAGATCGGTGACGGCGAAGCAACCGAGACCTTCACCGCGATCTGCGGTATCGAAAGCGTCTCGATCAACCGCACTGCAAACACGAGCGATCGTGCGCGCCGTGACTGTGCAAAGCCCGGGCAGCCCGCAGTGCGGCGGTCGCGCACCGTTTCGAAGCAGCTCGACGTCACCGGCACCGGCGGCGTGGACAAGGCCAGCATCGCGGACTTCGAAGCCGCTCTCGGCGTTCCCGGCAATTACCAGATCGAGCTTTACCAGTACGACGGCACCGACACCGGCACGCTGATGGGCACCTTTGCCGGCGCCTTCAACATGACCAGCGCCAACCTCACGCTCGACGCGAACGGCGACAGCTCGGGCGAGGTCACGCTTGCCAGCGATGGCACATGGACGTGGACGGCCGAAGCGTAAGCCGAGCCTGATCCATGACCACCGAAGTCGTCACCGAGTTCGCGGACGGGACGTACCGCTTCTGGCTTCCCATGCCGCAGGTGACGAGCTTCGAGCGCGATCACGGCCCGGTCTTCGACTTCTGGGGCAAGCTCACCGATGCGATCGGCATCGATAAGGAGGGCGCGTTCCACTACATCGGCCCGAGCGGCCCGCCCGTCGCTGCGCTGCGCGACTTCATCCGCCTCGCGCTGATCGGGGGCGACCAATGCACGGTCGATGGCGAGGAAGATGGTGTCGGCGCGACCAAGGCCAAGCACCTGGTCGACGATTACTGCTACCCTGCCCGCCCACTTGCCGAGGCTGCGGCGCTGGCGTTCCAGATCGCGGACGCCGCGGTGCGGGGGGTGGACCTCAAGGCTGAAAAAAAAAGCGAACCGGTGACGAGCGAGCCGAGCCCTTCCGGCGCGGTGCAGTAATCGCCAATTGCGGACAGCTAGGCATCGACTGGCGCACGGTCGATATGGCCGAATATCTCGAAGCGCTCGAAGCGCATTCCGAGGCGCACAATCCCGATTCCGACAAGAAGAAGCAGGCGTCGCCTGATCTCATGCGCTTTGTGAAGGCGCACAAGGGCGACGCCTAATAGCGTCTCGCACTCAATCGCCAGCCAGCTTCACAAGCTCCCGGTCTGCGGCGACCATTAGGCCGGCGGCTTCCGTGCAAAACATTTCGATCGAGTCGCCTTCGACCGTATCGCCAAAGACCTTCATCCGGAAAGTGGAGTCTTCTCCAGGCCGCGAACAGGAAGCAAATTCAGCCATAGCTTCGGGGGGCAAGGAAGCGATGCCGTGCTCATAATGCGTGCAGCTCGTACGGCTGCAACTGACATCATAATCGATCCGATCAACATCGGAACTGGTAGCCTCGCCGCCAACAAGAAAGTTCACACGCCGGAGCCTTGGGGCGGACTTGCTCACAGCGATCAGATAGAGCTGATACCCCACCTGCCCAGTGCTCTTGTCGATGGTCGCTCGAAGAAATTTGTCGCCCATCCTATTCTCCAGGAACGGCCTCGTGCTCAGGATTATCCTTAAGTCCAATGGATCATCAGCGCCGCGAACGGAAACCACTGCCGCGACTTGTTCCGGCGTCATTTCCATCGCCCGCTTCTCCTGCTTTGAGAGCGACTGAGCGTGGGCATGGCCCGCTGAAATTGCGAGTATTGCTGTTGCGAGCAACCGAAACGTAACCATTTAACGCATCCCCTTGCGGCGGTAATTTCACAGCCTTGTGCCCCATAGTCTTCATGCGCTCAAGCGCTTGGAGTTCTCATGGAAGTCGACCCCGTTGTTCTGGAACTGCGCGCCGAGCTTGGACGGTACAAGGCGGAACTCCGCTCGACCACGACCAGCGTCGAGCAATTGCTGGGCCGACAAGAGAAATCAGCGAAGCGCCTAGAAGCCGAGATGCGCCGTTCGTCGGGTGCAATCGGCAGCACGCTCAGGGGCCTAGCTGGCACCCTTGCCGCGGCATTCACCGGGCGCGAACTGGTCGGCCTGATCGACAGCTTTACACGGTTCCAGAACCAGCTGAAAGTCGCAGGTCTCGAAGGTGAGCAACTGGCGCAGGTGCAAGAGCGCCTTCGCCAGACCGGCGCGCAATATGGCGTCGAACTCGAAAGCCTCGGTTCGAGCTTTAGCCGCATGGCACAGGTCCAAAAGGACCTCGGCGCATCGACGGAAGACCTCCTGCGACTCAATGAAATCGTCGCGGCGTCGCTCAAGGTCGCCGGGACGGACGCGCAGGCCGCATCGGGGGCGCTGCTGCAGTTGGCCCAAGCGCTCGGCTCGGGGGTTGTTCGCGCGGAAGAATTCAACTCGGTCCTCGAAGGCGCGCTGCCTCTTGCCCAGGCAGCGGCCCGCGGCATTGAGGGCATGGGTGGATCGGTCGCCAAGCTTCGCGCTGAGGTGGCCGAGGGAAACGTAACCAGTCAGCAATTCTTCGAAGGCGTGCTGCGCGGCGGGGTGCAGACGCTGGCTGACGCGGAGAATGCCACCCTGACGCTTGGCGGGGCATTCACCACCCTGCGCAACGAACTGACGCTGTATTTTGGCGAGGCTGGCGGCGCGTCGGGTGCTACCGAAGCGCTGGCAGGGGCCATCAAGGCGCTCGCTGACAACTTGGACATCCTGATCCCGGCGCTGGCTGTTCTCGGCACGGCGATCGGTGGGCGCTTGCTTGCCGCGTCGCTGGTGGGCGGGCGCGGGCTGCAAACAGTCGCCGCGTATGCGTCCGTTGCCACCACAAGCCTTGCGGGCACGGCTTTGGCCGCGCAGTCCGCCGGCGCCGCGCTGCTTTCTGCGCTCGGTGGCCCGGTCGGCTTGGCAATAACGGCAGTCACGCTGAGCCTCGGCTATCTGGCCACTGCGACCGAAACGGCGGAAGGCGCGGTTGAGCGGCTTGGCAGTGAAACGGACAAGCTTCGCAGTTCGAGCGAAGAACTGCGCGCCCGTCTGCAGCAAGCCGGAGTAGCCGTCGACGACATCGGAACAGCAGCCCGCTCTTCGGCAGATAAGCTTGGCGAAATGAACAGCGCCATGTCGCTCAGTATCGGGCTGGCGCTGGATATGGCCCGGGCTTTCCAAAAGGTTTCGCTTCTGCAGGGCGACCTGGCCGAATTGCGCGCGACGCGCGAGCGGATCGAAAACCCGAACGTGCTTGATGGACCGGGGGCGCTCGGCACATTGGTTCGCAACCAGTTTGGCGGAAACGACGCCCTCATTCGCGAACTGCGTAAGAAGGAAATTGCGCTCGAAGAGAATATCGCGCTGCAGGTACGCGCGCTTGAGAATGGGATAAAGCCGACCCCGGCGGGCGGCGGCTCGACCACGCCCGCCACCGTAGCCACCCCTTCGAAGAAAACCGGCGCTGGCCGCACCAGCACCCGTTCCGGTCCCGACGCTGCGGAGATCGCCGCCCGGCAGGAAGCCGAGATCGCCCGCCTGCGCGCCGAGGAAATTCAGGCGCGGCTCAATCTCACCGAGGACATCGACGAGCGCGCCAACCTGCAGGCGGAACTCGACGCAATCGAATTTGCCCAGCGCCGTGCCGACATCGAGGGCAACGCCGACCTGAGCCGCGCGCAGAAAGACGCGCAGCTTGAAATCCTCAACGGGCTGTTCGGCGTATCGGGCGAGGTCGATGAGCAGGGCCGGATTATCGTGCGCGGCAACGAGGGTCTCTATGCGCAAATCCGCGAGCGCGAGGCGCAGTTCGAGGAAATCAGGCGTCAGGGTCAGTTGGACGCGGACACGGCACGGGCGAAGGAGGACGTTCTTCGCAGCCAGCTTTCCATCACGTCCGACCGCGAAGAGCGCGCCCGGCTCGAAAAGCAAATCCTCGACATTCAGATTCAGGCTGCAAAGGATAGCCTGCGCGAGCAGATCGCGACGGCGGAACTGGCAAAGGGGCAGGAAAAGCGGGTCGCGCTTCTCAAGCAGCAATTGGCCAACCTCGACACGATCCGCGCGAACGAAGCGGAAGGCATCGCTCGCGATAACGAAAGCCCGCTGCAGCGCTATGCCCGCGGGCTCAACGAAAGCGACCTGGGCGATGAAGCCGAGCAGCTGATCGTCGACGAGATCGAGACGGTGCGCGGCGGCATCCGCGACGCCATTGCGGACGCGATCGGCACCGACGACCCGCTGATCACCGGGCTGCTCGACCTGCTGCTGCAGGACCTGATCTTCAAGCCGCTTGCGAACAGCTTGGCCAATGCGAGCGGCGGTGGGGGCGGCGGGTTCTTCGGTTCGCTGCTTTCCGGCATCGGTTCGATCTTCGGCGGCGGCCGCGCATCGGGCGGCTATGTGTCGCCGGGCACCATGTACCGCGTCAACGAAGGTTCGTCGCCGGGGCGGGTCGAGGGCTTCCGGCCGGCGGGTTCGGGCGAGATCATCCCGCTCGGCCAGATGAACGCGCTCGCGAACGGCGGCATGCGCTCGGCGGCGGGCGGCGGTGTCGCGGTCGTGCGCCTCGAACTTTCCGGCGACATTGACGCGCGCATCGACCAGCGCAGCACCAACGTCGCAGTCGAGGTGCAGCGCGCAACGGCCCCGCGCCTGATCGATGCGGCGGCAAACGAAACCGCGCGCCGCTTTAGCAGGCCGAAGCTATGACCGAGATCATCGTCCCGAACGCTGACGACTTTCTGCTCGACAGCCTACGCCTTCGCGCACCCGCGCAGGTCAACCGTTCGACGTGGACCGGGCGGCGCAAGGTCATCGGCCTGGCGGGCACCGAAGTCTGGACCGGGCAGGCGACGATCGACCTTATCACGACCGAAGAGCAGGAGCGGCAGTGGCGCGCGTTTCTCTACGCGCTGGAAGGCCCGGTCAACTGGTTCCGCTGGCGACTGCCTTGCAACAGCCATATCGGGCCGAAGCCGACCGTCGCGAGCGGCGCGTCGGACGGGTACAGCCTCCCCCTCACCGGCGGGCAACCGAACGCGCGGATACTGCGCGCCGGCCAATTCATGACCGTGCCCCTGCCCTCCGGCCACGCCCGCGCGGTGTGCCTGACCGCAGACCTGCGCTTCGATGCGTCGGGGGATGCGACGGCTCAGTTCAAGCCCGCCTTGAACGAGACACCGACCGAGGGAGCTACGGTCGAGACGACCGCCCCCTACGTGCCCATGAGCGCGGTCGATACCGAGCAGGGGCTCAACAGCGCGGACGGCGTGTCTGGGGCGACCTTCGACGTTGAGGAAGCGCTGTGAGCCTGCCCGACGCAACCTATTCGGCCGCGCTCGACGAGCCGATCGTCAAGCCGGTCTGGTTCGCTTTCCTCGATTTCGTGGGCGACCCGGTGCGCGCAAACACCAGCGGGCGCGACATTGTGCCCAGCGGCACCGACGACCCGGACCTCGATGGCGAGACCTTCATCGGTATCTCGGGCGAACTGGTCGCGGTGTCGCCGGTCAAGATCGGAGAGGGCGGTTCCGAGACGGTCACCGCGCAGCTGTCGGGCATCCCCGGTCTCGATGACGACGAGATCGCGCTGCTCAATGACCCGGCCAACTGGCGCAGCCGCGACGCCCGCCTCTGGAACATCGTCCGCAACTCCGCGAACGTGCAGCAGGGCGGCTTCCATGCCTACTACACCGGCAAGATGGTCGGCCTCACGCATTCGGGTTCGGGTGAAGGGCAAGTGCTCACCGTCACGATCGAGAGCTATCTCGGCGTATTCTCTGAACCGTCGAACAACACCTATCTCGACCAGGAGCGCTACGACCCCGGCGATGAAAGCGCGCGGGCGGCGATTGCAATCGCGAACGGCAACTACACCGGCGCGCGAACCGGAAGCGGCGGCGGGGGTGGCGGGACCGGCCCGGGCGGGCGCGGCAATGTCTTCGGCGGGCCAAGGTACGATCACCTATGACGCGGCTACCGGATTGGGAGGCGCGGCTGTCCGCATGGATCGTGACCAACCGGGCGCGCGAGTTCGCGTGGGGGCAATGGGATTGCATTCTCATGGCCTGCTCGGCTGTCGAGGCCCAGACCGGCGTTGACCCGGCGGCGGAGTACCGCGGGCGTTACAGCGATGCGCGCGGCGCGGCAGAGGCTTTGCGCGAGCTCGGCAAGGGGACGCTGCTCAAGACCGTAGACGACGTGTTCGATCGGCGCCCGGTCGGGAAGGCGCGGCGCGGTGACCTCGTGATGTACGAGCAGAGCATCGGCGTCTGCGTCGGCGGTGCTGGCTTGTTCGTGGGTGAAGAGCGCCTGGCCGACGCGGCCGGCATCCCGATGCGCGCAGGGCTGGTCACCATCCCGCGCGCTTTCCTCACACAAGCTTGGACGGTCTGATATGGGGAAGGTGGTCAAGGCAGTAGCCACGGTGGCAGCGATCGCGGCGGCGATCCCGACTGGCGGCACTTCGCTGCTCGCTCTTGGCCTCGGCGTATCGTCTCTGGCGGCCACTGCTATAGCCGTGGGTCTTTCGGTCGGCGCGTCGCTGCTCAACAAGAAGAGCAAGCCGCCCAAGAACAGCCCCGAAGCGCTCGACCGATTGCGCGCGAACCTCGACCCGCGAACGCCGCGCAAGACAGCGGTGGGCATCACCGCGCTCGCAACCGATATTCGCGACGAGGAATTCACCGACGACCAGACCTATTTCCATCGGTTCATCGTCTGCGCGAGCCACAAGGTCGAGAGCATCGACGAAATCTGGTTCGACGACGAGCGCGTCTGGTCATCGTCCGGCGGCGTCGAAGGCGAGGCATCGGGTTATCTGACCGTCGCAACCCGGCTCGAAGGCAGCGCAGCGAACGCGATCAACATTTCGAGCCGCATGGGTTCAACGCGGCGCTACACCGGGCTCGCCTACGTCCACCTTCGCTACAAGCTGACCGGCAACAGCAAGAAGGCCGAAAGCCCCTATGCGGGCGGGATCACGACCCGCATCACGATCCGCGGCAAAGGTGCTGCCCTCCCCGATCCGCGCGACCCGTCGCAGGACATGGACGATCAGTCGACTTGGGTCTGGGATGATGACGCCTGCCGCAATCCCGCGCTCGCCCTGCTGTTCTACCTGCTCGGCTACCGGATCACCAACCCGACGACGAGCGAGGAACTGCTCGCGGTCGGCAAGGGCATCCCGGCCAATCGCATCGACCTCGACAGCTTCGCCGTGGCTGCGAACATCTGCGACGAAGAAATCGGCAAGGTCGGGGGCGGCACCGAGCCTCGCTATCGCTGCGACGGTGTGTGGAGCGAAGGCGATAGCCCGACGACCGTCATGGACATGCTCAAGGCGACGATGAACGCCGACCTCGACGACGTGGGCGGCAAGCTGCGCCTGACGATCTTTCACGACGACCTCGCGGACGTTGCAGCCGAGTTCGACGACGGCGACATCATCGACGCCTTCGAATGGCAGTCGGTCCCGCCACTCGACCAGACCTTCAACATCGTCCAAGGCGCCTACACCGATGGCAGCGACGTGGGCCTCTACCAGCAGGTCGATTATCCGCGGCAGGAAGCCGCCAGCCCCGATGGCATCGATCGCATCAGCACGTTCAACCTGCCGATGGTGGAATCGGTCGGCCAGGCGCAGCGCCTTGCTGCCATGCGCCTCGAGCGTCAGCGCTACGGCGCCGTGTTCTCGGCCGAGTTCCAGGCAACCGCGTGGAAGGTGCAGAAGAACAGCATCGTCAAACTGACCTTTGCGCAGACCGGCTTCGTAGAGAAGCTTTTCCGGGTGGCCGAGATGGAGATCAGGCAAGACGGCGTGGTGCCGATGACGCTGGTCGAAGAGAACGCCGCGATCTACACCCCGCCCTCGCTTGCCGCCGCGATCGCTCCGGTGGCCTCCACGCCGTATCAGCGCGCGTTGGATCCGTTGGTGCAGGCGCTTGGTGAAGTGGATGCGCAGGCGGCGCGGCTCAAGCTGTCGAGCAGCTACACCCGCGGTCTCGCCGGCAACATCACGCAGGTGCACGATGGGGCGAGTACCGGAACTGTCACCGTCACCATCCCCGACCACACAAGGGTCTATGGCGATTCTTCGGAGGTCGCAGTGACCGGGGGCGACTTCACGCTTGATGAAACGACGAGCTACCTCCTGTCCTACGACGACGAGGATTTCGCGGGCGGCGAACTGGGTGTGGATTTTGCGCTGGTTGAAATTACTCCCGGCACAGGAGGGCAGACCGGCGGCGATGCTTATTTCAGCGCGGCGAATCCCTACCGCCATTACCTCGCCAGCATCAGCACAGTGAACGAGGCGGGCGAAGGTGGCGGTGCGGGCGGTTCTTCGCCCCCCGGCGGAGGTGGCTGGGACAATGATGATCCCGGCGGCGACATACCCTAGCGGCGGTAAATTCCGCGCACTGCCAGCGATACCCGTGCGATATGGCAAGCGCACCCGAAATTCACATCGTGGCCGACAAGCGGGTCCCGTTCGACGACACGATTCCCGAAATGGGCGTGGACTACTCGGGCGCAACCGCTTCAATGGAAATCCGCTCCGAGCCCGGCGCGCAAGGCAGCGCGCTCGTCTCGCTCGGTATGTCGGTGTCAGGCGGCGAAGGTCTCGCGATTACCTACGACGCCGCATACCCCGACCCTGAAACGGGGGAGGTTGATGACGCCACCATCGTGCAGATCATCGTCAACGAAACCACTCTCGAAAACCTCGCCTATGGCGCCGACCCCGCCGACGAGGTCACGCTCTACTACGACATCCATCTGATGCCGGATGGCGGGAAGAAGTTCGTCTTCTGCCGCGGCAAATTCATCGTTTCGCCGGGGGTTACGCAATGACGATCGCTGTGATCAAGCGCGCCACAGGCGTCGTGATAAAGTCGGGCGTCAACAGCGCTGAGGTGCGGCGCCAAGCCGAGATTGCGGAGGCGGCGGCGGCGGAGGCTGAAACCAACGCAGCCTTCGCCGAAGAGTTCAGCGGGCCTGCATACGCCACCCAAGCGGCGGGCGAGGCGGCGACGACCGAGGGGCAGTTCTTCCGCGTCCCCATCGGCACTACGCCGGAAACCTACACGCGCTATCAGCGGACTTCGGGAGGGTCCGTCGAGGCAGCACCGCTTGCAACAACCACTGACCTCGCAGCCACCGACGCGGGCAAGGGAGACGCGCTTGTCGGCTCGGATGATGGAGCAAGCGGCTCGCTCTGGCTAACGGTCAAGGGCTTCATCTCCTATCTGCGAACGACCGGTGCGCGCATTGTAGGGATGCCTTCTGGCGGCACAGTAGAGGATGCTTTCAATCTGCGACCCGAGGTTAAGGTCTACAAGTTAGCCTCGCGCACGCTTCCCTCTTTTGTAACGGCGGCGATGCCCAATCTTCGGGTGTGGGGCGTCCATAAGCCGGGGGTGAACTCGGTTGAGCACAATGCCCACCTCCCGCACGATTTTCGCGCACGTTGGGCATCCTACATGGGCGGCGAAGACCGGAACGACATCTACGACACATGGGTGGACTGGGAAAACGGGGACGACAGCACCGGAACTGGTTACCCCACCGCACCATACAAGACCGTGGCCAAGGCCGTGCTTTCTGGCAACGGCGGGACGATCTGGCTGCTCGGTGACAGTCAGGAAATCTTGGACCTCGACGGTGCCGATCGCCAGGTGTCCAGCGAACCGCGCGCCTATCAAATCCGCCCCGCATACAAGCGGGCCACTTTTTATGGCCCCGGCGATAAAGCATCGGATGCGACTTGGACTGGCCCGACTGCCGGTAGCGCCTATCACTTCACCCCGTCCACTGGCGACCGGCGCGTGGAGGCAATCATCTATGCACCCGATCAGGATTGGAAGAACGGTTTGATCGTTCCCTTCCGAGGCACTGGGTCTGACGCAACCGATGCCAACAATAAAGCGACGGCGGCTTTCGGGGGTTGGTCGCAAGTCGGCGTCACTGGCGCTGTTTATTTGAAGTTCCGAGGCGGGATCGACATCGAAGCGAACAAGAGCGATTTCCTGATCGTATGGGCGGGGCAGGCGGCTACACCCCACAGCCTTGCTGGCATGCGACTTCTTTTCGACGGCATCGACTTCATCGGCGGGGACGGGTTCACCTTCCCCAGCACTACAATCTCTTCGACTGACTATGAAAGCAGTGTCTACCTCCATGATGGAGGGTGCTGGTTCAGTGCGGAGAGCGGCCTCAAGCCGAACAACGGGGCGACTGTTATCGCTCAGAACTGGGAGTGTTCGCGAAACTCCGGTGATGGCGTCGGACCCTATGGCTCCGCCACTTTCGGATTCTTCGATTGCAAGTTCAACAGCAACGGTGACCAGACAACCTATTCCGGAGTGACCAACGCAGACCGGAACCGGCAAGGTCTTTCGACGCATGAGAACAGCAAGATGTTCGGCTTTGGCGGCGAGGCGAAGTTTAACTATGGTCAGAACATCGCCAACACCACAAGCAACGCCTCTCAGGAAGTGTCGTTTATTCTCGGTGTTGACGCTGGGCATCCAGGCTTGGCCTATCCCTACAGCAGTCCGGCGGTTTCCCCCTACACCGCTGTAGAGAGCTACGGCGTTGGGTATTGGGGTGGCGTTCAGGTGGGTGGTGCCAGCGCGAATTACGGCTTCATCGTCGGCAGCGGTCAAGCATACGTGCACCGCAACCTCTTGCATGGCACGACCGGGGACGGCTCAGGCGTCGGCGCCGGCGGCCAGATCCTGTACGATCCGTTTGGCACACTGCCTGGGGAAGCGTGATGAACGAAGTTCTCGCCCACACCTTCCCGCCCAGCTTTGCCGATGGGCCGCTGTCCTACGGAATGGCGCTTTTCAGCATGTCGCTGTGCAGCGCGCTATCGCTGGCAATGCTGCTGCGCTTTTGGTTTGAGGCGCGTGCGCGCCGGGAGGCGTGGAGATTGGCTGCGAACCCACGTCCAGAAGATGAGCCGTTCGATTCTCCGCTGACGATCCATCGCATGATCGTTTCGTGTTTCTTCTTCATGGTCTTCATCGGGGTGACGCCGGATGCGGTCAAATACCTTGTGTGGGGCGAAGTCTCCATGCGAGCGATGTACGTCATCCAAGAGGTCGATCAGGTTCTCGATGGTCTTACTTTCATCCCGCTTGTCGCGGCCACCTTGCTCTCGACCTGGGGAATGCAGATTATCCCGCAACAGCTGATCCAAGAAACGCGCGTGATGCTGCGCCCGCCGACTTGGGAAGTCCTCAAGCCGCACGCGAAGGTGGGGGCGGTTGTGTTGCTCATCGCAATCGGAGTGACGCTCGCAAAGGCTGGGGCATGAAGGCTTCGACTGGCATTGCCGTTGCCGCGCCTAGCTTGGGCCCGGCGATCGTGACTGTGTTCGGCATCGACGTGCCTGTCATGGCGCTGTGCCTGTCGGTGGCCGGGCTCGTGCTCGCCCGCGTCGTCGCGCCGCCCCCGCTGCGAAAGCTATCGCGCGTGCAGGAGGTGTCGCTGACGCTGCTTCTGCTCGTCGTGCTGTTCCTGATCGTGACCGGTGAGCTCGGCGGCGGTGATCCGCTCGGCCCCGGCATGGCAACCGTATGGGGCATCGGCCTCGGGTTCTCGGGCCTGCTCGCTGTCGAGTTCTTCTCCGAACGCATCCGCGCGATGCTGACCGCTCTCATGGGAGGCGCGAAGTGACCGATCCACGCAAAGCCTATTTTGACGCTGCACGCGCAGCCGACGAGGACGGCGTTCTCGTACTCGACGACATCAACAAGATCCACGCGGTTCTCGACCTCGCGGGCGTCCCGCGCAACGCCATGCCGGCCATTCCGGTTTCGGAACCCGGCGGCCCCGACGAGGTAGGCAACGACGGTATCAACCTCATCAAGCAATTCGAGGGCTGCGCCCGGCTGCGCAAGGACGGGATGGTCGAAGCCTATCCGGATCCCGGCACGGGCGGGGAGCCATGGACGATTGGTTGGGGCGCCACGCGCGACGGACTTCACGGCTATGTGCGCAAGGGCACGGTTTGGACGCAGCAGCAATGCGATGAACGGCTCGTGTCGGACCTCGTGCGCTATGCGAACGACGTCGCCCGCGCGATCGGCGACACACCGACCAGCCAGGCGCAGTTCGATGCGATGGTCAGCTTCCACTACAACACGGGCGCGATTGCTCGAGCCACGCTGACGAAGAAGCACAAGGCGCGCGACTATGAGGGTGCGGCAACCGAGTTCAAGCGCTGGAACAAGGCAGGAGGTCGCGTGCTCAATGGGCTGGTGCGGCGGCGCGCCAGCGAGGCAAAGCTTTACCGGAGCGGGCCATGAACCACGATTGGCAGCGCTTCGCCGCAATCGTCATGCTTGCCCTGCTCGGCGGCGGCATAGTCGCTTGGCTGATTGTTTCAGTCGTATGGGATGGCAAACTGTCTGCGATCGACGGCGGCGCGCTGGCGGCAGCGTTCCTGTCGCTGCGCGAGGTGTTCTCCAAGATCGAGAAGATCGCGCTGGGCATTCGCACGCCAGAGCCGGTGACCGACCCCGTGGGAGAAGACCAATGATCGGCGACAACATCGGCCCGCTCATCTGGAAGGGCATCAAGAGCCGGGTGCGCGGCATCGTAGCCGATTACTGGCTGATCGCGCTGGCGCTCGTGCTGTTCTTCGCCGGGCTCTGGGTGGGAGGCTGGCAGTGATCACGAACTTCCTCGCGCCGCTGACGCACAAGCTGTTCGCCGGCGCCCTCGGCATCGCGCTGGTCGCGATCGGCATCCTCTGGTGGGCAAACGGCGCCAAGGCTGAGCGCATCGAAGGGCTGCAGAAAGATTTGGCCGGCGAAGAGGCTCGCCATGCTGTCACCCGCCAGTCGGTCGGCACGCTCGAAAAGGTGATCGCCGATCTCAACGAACAGGCCGAGCAACGCGCCGCGGCATTCGCAGAGGCGCAGGAGATGGCCGAGAAGCGCGAAAGCGAACTGGCCGCGGCCCGGCACTCGTCCAACGCGGCAATCGCACGGCTGCGCGCCCTGTCGCAGCGTGAGGGTCAATGCGCGGTGCCCGATGATCTGCGCGAACTTGCGGAGGGTTTGTGATGTCGAACGTAGGCTGTCTTGCGCCGATCGGCCTTGCAGGGCTCTTGTTCATCGGCGCCTGCCAAACTGCCGAGCCCGGTATCGAGGTCCGCACGGTCGAGGTGGTGCGCGAGGTGCAAAAGCCGTGCCCGGGTACACCACCGGTTCGCCCGGCGCCGCTTGGTCCGCTCATGGCGACCGCCGAAGCTGCCCTTGCGCAAGCGCTGGCCAAGCTGGCCGAGTATTCCGCGCCCGGTCAATTCGCCGATCAGGCTGATGCTTATGTCGAGGCGTGCCCGCCGGCTCAGTAGCCAGCGGCAAGAAACATGAGGGTTACATGCCCAATCCCGGTCTATCCGACGAGGAACTGAAACGCACCGTCGAAGCGGTGCGCAACGCGACCGGCAACAGGATCGCCGCGGCGATCAGCGCGAATTCCAGCCTTACCCCCATCGCGCCCGGTACGCCTCATACGCCTGCCGAAACTCGAGCCAGCACACACGCTCTTTCGGATTGAACTCTGGGAACTCCTTCACGCGATCGAACGCGGCATCGAGCCGTAGCTTTTCATCGCTGGCGAGCCGCTGCCTCGAAGCGTCGTGGGATAGGGACATGCGGGGGATTTGCACTTCGTCGGTCATGGGTCGCTTATCGGCCGGCGGGCTACTGTAGGAAAGCCCCAATCACCCCCGCTAGTAACCCCAGACCGATAAGCACCAGCAGGGGCTTAGGTAGGCGCATTGGATGCCTCGATCATGGCGCGGATTAGGGTCTGCGCAGATGTTGCGTTGTCCCGCCCCTTTCTGAACCCGTAGTAATGGAAGTCGCGGGACATGATCGCGGTCCGATCTTCCAACTCCCGCAGTTCGCTCTCGCGCACCACAACGAACCCGGCTTCCTTGATTGCTGCTAGGGCGGCGTCGGCATCGCGGAGCGTGGTTTTGTCGAGCGTCCCCTTGTAGGGATTCGCGGGATCAATCGACGCTATCCCCCTCGCCATCACTTCTCTAAGATCATCCATGTTTGCTGTCCTCATCTATTACCGAAGCTATCTGACATTAGTGTCTCCTGTGGCTAGGCGGGCAAGGGCGGCTTTGCTTGCGCGCATCATCGCCCTGCGTTGCTGGCGCGTGGTCGGGTATGGCGGGCCAAGCGGCGAGCGGTAGCGGCGGGGCTTCGGCTTCTTTCTCGGCAGATTGAGCGTCATTGCCGCGCCAGCCAGTGCCATGCGATGCAGCAT